CAACACTTCGTTTATATTCTGTATTGTTATTGTTCTGAAACCATATTTAAAATCCTGTGGATGGCTTAATCCATAGGAAGTTGTAGATTTTACTCTACAGAGCCTCTGAGGCTCTATTGAATCTTTCTACCAATTCATCATAAGATGGTAACGTAGATTCTTTTACGTAGTAGCAATATGGCTCTGCTTCCAGGAGCTTTTTAAATTGTGAGTATCGTTCTTCAAATATTTCTCTACCATAGAAAAAATATTCAGAGTTCGCACTCGAGATAACCGCAACCATTTGTGCGTATTTATCAATAGATTTAGAAGGTAACCACATCGTCAAAGATTTGATGATGGAAGCTTCTTCCAAAGGACACGTCCAGTTCTTAACATCAACATTCCACAACCATTTCCTCTTTAAAAAAGAGCAATTGTAAATGCTAATGAAAGGTACTGATTCTGATTCCTTATCAGCCATGGTATATTCAACACCAATTGAAGCTAATGTAGCTTGAATTGCAGTATGATTAAACCATGGTACGGACTTATTTACGCCCATAATGTTATCGTCACCATAAGTGAACAAATGAACATTCTCCTTAAAAGAAGTAACTTCTTTTTTAGGATTCTGAGACATATAGCAATAACGGATATATAACGAATTCACAAGTGAATTAATAATAACCGTCAGCGGATGTCCCGATGGGTTTGTGCCGAAGAATTCAACCAAATCACCATTGATATTACTCAATGGGAAGGCTGTATCTTCACCAATGCACATAATTGTGCGACATTCTTGATCGCTGAAACCAGCGGCCCTATGAATGTTCATGATAATTTCAAAAGCTGCTAAAATAAAATCAGCAAGCATTCGCTTATCAAATTTGCCATAATCACCTGCAACAATTTGGTCAGTTCCAAAAGCACATAAGTACTCATGGATCTTACCCCATTCAGCAGATTGGGCAACAGTACCAGGTCCTGCTTCAAAAACAAACTTGTTTTTCTGCAGCAGTCTAACAAAAGACAATAATGTCTTACGTACAACTAAACTCCAATCAATTGGAGCACCTGTGAACATGCGAGTTTTCTTAATCTCGCATTTCTTCAATGGTGTAGCCTCATCCTTAAGATGACCAGTAAAAACTGGAAAGGCACGGGTTCCGGCAGCATAGCATTCTTCAATGCCTGCAACACGATCCCAAACTTCTTCACCGAAGTTCACACCATCGGTATATTTTTCACATATATCGGGTTCAAGAAATTGTTTCTTGGTACACGACCACGGAAAACCCATTGATGTATTGCATGCAATACGATCAATGTACATAACTCCCGGCAAACCATTAACGGCAGCCTTGTTGCTAAGGATAACTAAATCTTTCTCCCAATCTTCGGGAAGATTATCGAGAATATCTTTAGTATATGATTGGATGCATTCACGAAGAACGCTCTTGTCATAAGTGGAATTTGGTTTAACCATCTCTACCACATTTTTACGCCATGGTTCCCAACCAGCCATCGCTGGTTTACCATGTTCAACTTCTACATCATAATACTCCAGAAATTCTTTTTGAAGCGGTGTAGGACATACATTGCTCTTCGGCTTGGGTCTAAACCCTGCAAAAGATCCATACATGTTCAATGAGCCTGTTTCCAGGTAACGGAACATGCTCTTAACATGTGGTTCTGTAAGCACATTTGTACGTGTTAAACAATTTAATTTTGGTTCACCACAGCCTTGCACTACAGGTCTCTGACTAATACAAGCAGCTTTTGCAAGCTGATTTAAATCATTGACAGTAACCTTCAAAATTCCAACATTATGTTGGGCACCCAACATGTGGATACCCATCACAATAGGACCTCTTGGTGTAATAGCAACGCAAAGCGAGCCACACATACCTACTTCGGTCATAGCAGTACTATGCCCATAGTAAATGTCAAATGCACCTTCCAATTCAGGAACGGGCATTTGCTCAATAAATTGCAGAGCATACATGTTATTTTTTTGGAGCGATCCGTCTAAACGACGAGTCAACTCCAGTCCACTTGTGGGGTAAATATCTTTTACAGCCCAAAAGGGAGTAATATCTTTAAAAGGAGGTAGACATGAAACCTCAAATAGGCAAAGATCTTTATCTTTAGCCTCTGAAATATCACCACGTTTCAATTCTAATGTAATATTAGAGTTGACCCCATTCAATCCATTTGATTGAATAACGGTGATTTGGAACTCATTACCTTCTTTCTTAAAGGCATGTTTATTCGTGACACATTGGTGTCCACGAATAAACACTCCACGCATTACACGCTTCACGTTTTCACCTTTAACACGGATGTGTAATAAAACACAATTCCGTCCAAACATGGTACGAACGCCATCCTCCGTGATGTTAGCCAAGCTCGTAGAGCTTTTTGGAACATCGAAAGTGGTCAATTCAACTGTTGGTGTATACCAAACATTTGATTTTTCTTCTTTCTGCAATTGTTCTTCACAGGTACTATGGAAATTTCCTTGTACTTGTGCTTTACCAGCAGATTCCTTAATAGGATCCTCTTTCTTAGTGCGAGTCATATAATAATATGTCGCAAAACACGTACCAATAACTGATACGCATGCAATAAGGCGCTTAGCCTTAGGATCTTTCATAGTTTCGCCAAGTTTACCAAACATACTAATTGCAATTTCTTGCTTAGGTATGTAATTTACTATAGCATAGGCACACTGTCGTGTTACACGATAGTAAGCCATACTTTCAAGAGCCCAAAGAGTCCATCTCCACTGAATAAGTAGAGAAAAAATCCACAGGATGAATTCTTTAAAGTATGTTGTCACTCCATATTGGAGTGTAACACACTCATCATGAGGCAATGGTGCCAGACAAATCTTGCAAACCTGAACGGTTAACATATCATCATCTTTGGCCATAGCCTTCTTTGATTGGCTTCATGAGCCAAACAAGCTTGTCCAAAAAATTGGAGAAACTTGTTAACGTCTGAAAAGATAGCAATCTCCTTAAGAGTTGCATCCTCCCTGCGCCCGCTAATAACGGGCACAAGTTGCGACACAGTAATATCCCATAAATCAGGGAACTTACCATCCTCTATGCGAATCTTTGCCGAATCAATGAAAAATTGATTTTCATGCAAAAATTCAGCCTTAGGCTTTACACTAACTACAAAGGGTAAACGTCGTCTCACAGCCAACGGACACCAAAAATACTCCTGAGCATTTAAGGTGACACAATTAGATGTTGCCACGACCAATTTAGCCATGACTGGTGTTTTGCCTTTGTCTTCCAAGGCCGCCTGAGGCGGCACATAGGGTACATTGTTGACTACATTAAGCAAATCTTGCAATGTAGAATCAACTTCCGAGCATTTAGCCGGATGCATAAATGCAATGTCATCCAATTGGATGCACCATTTACTGGAATCAAAATTACTCCAGTATTCATCCATAGGATTACGGACATATCTGTAGTGATCATCACGATCTAAATCGAACAATGAACCATAGTAATTGAACAACATCTTGGTAAATGCCGATTTGGCAATACTAGATGATCCATAAACAAGGACTCCCATAGGTTGGGCACGTTCTTG